GATCAAATACAAGGCACGAAAGGCGAAGTAATGAACAGCAAACTGATGAACCTTGTAATCAAGGCGACCGACTCTGCAACGCCGAGCATCCGCAAAATCGGCAAGGCTCTTGGCGGTCTCAAGAAGGTTGGATCGTCCGTAGGTTCCGGACTCAAAACAGCCGCGCTCGGAGCGATTGGGATTGCCACGTCGGTCGCTGCATTCACAGGCGCAGCCGTTGCTGCTGCAGCGGATGAACAGAAACAGATTGCGCGTCTCAACAGTGTCCTGAAAACGCGGGGAATGCTGACGGAGGAGAACAGCGCCGCGATCGACAAGCAGGTCACCAAGCTCCAAGATCTAGCCTTCAGCGATGATCAGGTACGCGAGAGTCTCATCACCGCTACCGCATTCACAAAGAAGTTCAGCGATGCCATCCGGATTCAGAACGTGGCTGCAGATGTTGCCGCCGCGAAGGGGATCAGCCTAGAGGAAGCGACTGCGCTCGTCGGCAAGGCGTATCAGGGAAATACAAAGGGACTCAAGTCGCTCGGAATCCAGACCAAGAAGGGCGCTAAGGGTCTAGAGGTACTGACCGCAGTCTCGAAGAAGTACAAGGGCGCTGCAGCCGCTGCAGCGGATACCGTCAGCGGTAAGTTCGCTCGCGCACAGATCTCACTCAACAATGTATTTGAGGACTTCGGCGCGAAGTTCCTCCCGATCGCTGCGGATGGACTTGATTTCCTCAACAAGACCGCTATTCCTGCATTGAGCAATGTGCTCGACACAGTAGCTCCGATTGTGCAGAACGTTGGCAAGGGGCTGGCGGACACATTCGGTCCGATGATTCAGGACAACATTGAGAACTTCACGAAACCAGGCGGCGTGCTGGATTCAGTCGGCAAGGTTGTCGGTCCTATATTTGAGACGCTCGCCAAGAAAGTCGGAACATTCATCGCCGCGCTAACAGGTCCGGAAGGGCTACTGACAGCAATCGGCGATGTTGTTGGCGCGCTATGGGGAGACGGGAAAGGACCACTCGCGTTCGCTGTGCAGGCAATCGGTGCTGCGCTCGGAGGTCTGTTCGACATCATTACTGGAATCGTCGGAGTGCTCGCTACGGTTGTTCGTGGGATCACAGACTTCCTCAATGCCAGCAATGCTGCGAACGCATATCAAGAAAGTCTTGGCAAGAACTCAACGTTCAACAATCCGAATCCCAATGACTTCTTCGCCAACGCAAACTTCGCAATGACTGGTCCGCTGCTATTTGCACCGCCAGCGCCAGCGCCAAGGTTCTCCGGACCAACACTTGGAACCTCTTACGGAGCGCCAGAGTTCAAGGTCATTGTTGGACAGAAGTCATTTGATGCAACGGTGACCGATTCAATGGATCGTGTTGTTGGTCGAACAGGTGGTCGTCCGTAAATGGCAACGCATCCGTTCGCGATTCTCGTTGATGGTGTGAATAGCGGTAACAATATCCTTGAGGACTATTCAACAGCCAGCCCGACAACCCCATGGGTTGATCCAGAATCCGTGAACCTCACGCAGGATGCAGACGGCGCTGGCGGGTCAATGTCATTCGATGTCGTGCAAGTAAAAACGCCTGTGGGTGGTCCTTGGTGGAAGTCTGGTGCGGTCTATGACAATGCGCGCGTTCGATTTCAGGTAAGCGGTACGACCACATTTCTCGGATTCATCACAAGCATCAATGCGCAACTTGCCGAGAATGGTCTTGGCACTCGCGCAACAGTCAATGTTGCAACAGCGTCAAGCTTCCTAGACAAGATCATTGTTTACAAGGGTAAGGTCGCCGCGGCTGGCTATTCGCTGGAATACACCGCGAACTTCAACATCGGTGTTGGTGCTGCTGGTGATGCATCGGCAACAACCGATCAGGCTGTGGTCACGTCGCTCGTCTCAAAGGCTGATGCTGTTCAGGCATTCAGCGGCGGCACGTCTGGACGCACGGCGAATCGACTGATCGTCAATACAGGAACCACACCGAACTATACAGGGACTGCTGTCAAAATCGGACTGCAGAAGTTCGTACCCGGAACGCTGCGCTCGTGCCTTGATACTGTCAGAGAGGCGGCTGAATCTCTGGATGGTGAGCAGCGCAGGTACTGGGTCGCAGCCAATGGCACAATCAACTACGCGCGGCTCGGATCGGCGATCCCAACCTACGCCACAGCGCCGTTCAAGGTAGTCACGACCTCAACATATTCGCCATATGGATCAAGCTCTGCGGCTGCAACGCTGCAGGTTCGCAACCTGAGCGTGTCGCTCGACCACGACAGCATCGTCAAGAAGGCGCGCTTCGTGATGAACTCCGCGTGGAGTAAACTGGACAGCCAAATCTCAGGAGGTGCATATACCGTGGCTGATCCTTATGGACGCGTTTATGACGAAGCGGCACCTGATGGCGCTGGAATGACGACGCGCAGCGGAGCTCGTCCGGAAACGCTCATCCAAGTCAATCCAGTACCAAACCGCAAGGCTGACCCAACGTTCTGGACGAGCACGCTCACTGATTATTCCAAGAAGTTCTTCGGCACGAATACCTATCCGAATCGCGCTGCGCCGCTGCGCTCGATCACATTCAGCGTGCGCGGTGCAGACACCACCAACAATCCATACGGATTCGCGAAGGGCTACAAGCAAACGGCTCCGAGCACATTCGTGCTACAGGATGGATGGGAAGCGGGGCAGTACGTCAGCATCGTTGCAGACTCGCTCGACCTCAATGGTTTGTACCGCATCGAATCCCTGTCAATGTCGTTTGAGGCTGGGTCAATGATTCGCAAGTACGACATCACTTGCGAGCGCGTTCCGCGCAGCCCACTCAAGAAGTTCTTGGACAAGATCTAATGGAACGACTCGGTTCTGATCAGGCGCAACTCGCAGCCTTCGGAGGTGGTGTTATCTCAGAGGAGGGCGCTGTCCTCTTGAGCGGCGAGAGTACAGGACAAAGCTCACTGCTGTTCGGTCCGGCTGCGCTGCGCGAGATTCAGGCGAATGTTGCCAATGGTGACTTCGCAATCCCGCCGCTCGACCCGCTTGCAACAGTAGACAATGACAGCAATCCACTGCCGTACTGGACTGGCGTTGCAACGGGGACTGCACCAGCGGTTACAGCAGTGATCACCGCCTCAGCATCAACAGCCAGTGGGAATGTTCTCACGTTCACTGCTGCGGCTAGCGCAGGGGTTGGAACAGCATACGAAATCAAGCGGTATGTCCCGATTGCTGGCAATGCCAATCGATCAAGCGCCTACCATCTTGAGGTATATGTTGGAACAACGACAGGCGGCGCAACGGACAAGACGCGAGTCCGGATCACGCTCACCGCTACTGCGGTCGATGCTAGCCTCAATGCGCTCACCGTCACGGCAACGGCGAACGGAACTGCATCAACGATCACGAGCAAGTCGCTGTTCACGAACTGGATTGTTCCAGATGCCAATGCTGCGTTCATCCTTGTATCCGTAAAGGTAGACGTGCCGACAACATCTCCTGCAGCAGCAGTAACGCTGCCAGTCACTGAGGTGCGCGTAGCTCGGTCAGAGGGTGCCATTTCGTTTCCTGCGCTGCAGAATCCGAGCGGGGATCAATGGATCGTCCAGAACGACAACCTGATTTTTGAGGTGTTCCCACAGACTGCGCTTACGCCTAGCCTGACGATGGAGGCGAATGCAGGAACTGGCAACTACAACATCAACCTGAGTAATACAAACGCAAGTGGAACGATCAACATCAGTTCCGCTGGAACCTCAACGGTTAGCGGGGAATCTACATTCGTTGACGCGAATGCGAATGTGACAATCGAGAGCGGTACGGATGACATCTACTTGAAGTCCGGATCGTCGGATGTAATCGTGCAGGACACACTCGCATCAAACGGAACGAACCCACGCATTATGTTCCGTGACAAGAACAACACAACATATGCGTCTGTCAAGTCTGGAGCCGCAAACATTGTCCAGATTCTCAACGGCACAAGCACAACGGACTATGCATACCTCTATGCAGAGCGGTTCTATCCGATGGACGGCGCAACCGCGAGCCGCTACATTTTTGATAACGGCTCACAGACTGCATTCAGCGGTGCTGTTCTTGCTGGATCGATTACATCAACAGGAACTGTTACTGCCAACACGTTTACCGCTGACACCATTACAGGAACCACGGCAACAACAAACGCAGCCATTTGGGTGTTGACGGCTGGAACCACCTACAACCTTCGCCGCAATACGTCGTCGGCGCGCTACAAGACCAACATCGTTGATGCCGACGAAGCAGTGCTGGAGGCTGCGCGTCGCATCACCGCTCGGCACTTTGAGAGTACGATTGCGGATGAGGCTGGAGCTACCCGCCTTGGGTTCATCGCCGAAGAGGTACACGATGCTGGACTTACTCATGCGGTAGGATACGACGCTGATGGTCGTCCGGAAACGCTCGACTCAACCGCGCTGATCGCCGCCCTATGGCATCGCGTCGCGGACTTGGAGGCAAGGCTGCAGAAACTAGAGGGCGAGAATGGCTGAGCGCGCAACCAATACCGAGATCCTCAAGCGGCTCGATCGAATCGAGCGCGACCTGGCCGACATCAAGGTTGAGATGGCTGAGACTCGTGGCGCGTATCGACTCGCCAAGTTCGTGATCGCGCTGCTCGGAATCAGCGGATTGGGCGGGATGCTCGCGTGGCTGAACGGTCAGGGCAAGTGAAGTACAAAGTCAAGTCGCAACTCTACGCCGACGCAGAGGCGCAGCTCAAGGGCTCCAAGCAAGTACTGGATGACTGCACGTGGTCGTCCTGCGCGGCTGCAGTTTCTTGGGCATCCGGATATGCAGTGGATTTCACCGCAGCGCAAGGCGTGGCTGCCTTTGAGAAGGCGACAGGACGCAAGGACAAGCAGGGGGTCAGCGATGCTGGCGGCTCGCTCGCTGAAGCGGTCAAAACTGTTGCAGCACTAGGCGGCAAGGCGAGATACGCGAAGTCGTGGGATGACGCAATCGCTGCAGCCAAGCAGGGTGCAGCCCTTCTCGTTTGGGTACAGCAGCCAGTCGGCTATCCCGCTGGACTACGGATCAGCGCGTGGCACGACCGATGGGTCAAGTGGTGGGCGAAGAAGGATCCAGCGCACCTCAAGGCTGGGTACGGACATATGACCAGCGCAGGATGGGATGAGGTCGATGGGTGGCAATGGGCGTGCCCAACGCGCGACGAGAAACTTGTCGCCGAGAAGTTCGCCGTGAGCGTGTCGCTCGAGCAACTCGTGCACATCGCTGACAGTAAGCGCAAGGCTGGTAAACTAGCCGTGAGCTATAAGGCTCTGTTGATCGTGACCCATCCAGCGAGAAAGGCGACGATCAGCCAACCACGGGCGCGAGTAGCAGCGGTGCAGCCGCCAGCGGCGGTGAATCCGGAACGCGGGGTGCAACCCCCCGCCGCGTCCACCAAGAACACAGCGCAGCCGAGCGCGGTCGATGTTGAGGTCGCGGCGCTTCGGAATCTAGACTGGGCTGCAATCGGTGGGAGGGCAATCAGCGCAGCCAGCGCGGCAGTCGCCGTGGCTGGCGCAGCGAAAGGAACGAGTGCCAAGGTGATCGCCTTCCTCAAATACATCAAGGACAACACAGGAATCGACGAAGCAGTCCTAGAGTTCATGCGTACCTTTGTTACGGTCAGCATTAGCGTGGCGCTGGGGCTGGGTATCCCCCTGCTCGACATCAACGGGGGCGACTTCCGCACCATCCTGAGCGCAGGACTCGCGTCCGGACTTCAGGTGCTGGTCAAGTTTCTTGACCCTCAGCACACCGCGTTCGGCATCAAGGCGAAGGACTAGACATCGTACAGGTTTGGGTGTAGGGTACGGCTAGGTCGGGGCACACGCTCCGCAATAGTCGGGAGGATATATGGACCCGCTCCAAGAGCTTCGCGATCTCAGCACGCCCCGCAAGGGACCACCGTGTGCAGTCAGCCACGTCGCCCTCAGCGGCGCGGATCTCGCCGCATTTCAGTCCGGACTGATTGATCCTGCGATCACATCAAAGGCGATTGCGTCATTCCTGCAGAAGCGGGACATCAGTATCAACTTCTGGACGATCGGTCGACACCGTCGCGGCGAATGCGGGTGTGGCAAGTGAGCGGCGACGAGATGCAGTTGGAACAGCGACTGCAGGAGATCACCGCAGCACATCAGCGCGCCCTCAGGCAACTTGCCAAGCGTGATGCGGCACGAGAGGAACTAGTCGCAGCGGTCTATCAGGCGGCGAAGGATGCAGCCATCAGCATCACGATCCCTGCGGTTCCAGAGCCGAAGGCATCGACCAAGAAGGGCGATCCGGAAACGCTGGTCGTTCTCCTTGGCGACTGGCAACTGGGGAAACATTCGGAGACCTACAACATTGATGTTGCGAAGGCGCGCATCGCCCTGCTCGCCAAGAAGGTCGCACGCCTGATCGAACTCCACGGGGTTCCTGTCCGCGAGATCAGCGTTGTCCTGCTCGGTGACTTCGTGGAATCCGACGGGAACATCTTCCCCAGCCAAGCCTTTGAGGTTGAGCGCGGCGGTCTATATGTCCAGATATTTGAGGGAGCGGGAATGCTAGCTCAGTTCGTTCGGTCGATGGCTGCGCTGGCACCGAAGGTGACCGTGCGCGGGGCGATCGGCAACCACGGTCGGCTGGGGCGATTCGGCGACCACAGCAACGAGAGTAATGCTGACGCGATCTTGTATCGGGTAGCAGCCGAGCACGTCCGGACTGAGAAACGAGTCGACTGGCGCGAGAGTCTCACCCTTGGTGGTCGGCATTGGTACGACACGCTCGACCTGCCAGGCTCCAAGAAGGCGATGCTCGTGCACGGCGATCAGTTCAGGGGTGGCGCCTTTGGGCTGCCCTACTATGCAATCGCGAAACGAGCTCAGGGCTGGAACCTCTCGGTTCAGCCATTTGATTTCCTGTTCTATGGACACTGGCACACACCAGCTAGGCTCGTTCTGAGCGACGGAGCCCATACCGTGTGGGGGAATGCGAGCATCGAGTCCAGCAACCGCTATGCACAGGAGTGGCTCGCAGCATCGGGAACCCCTGCCCAGTGGGTGCTGTTCTTCGGCAAGGAAGGACCGACGGCTGAGTATCTGGTGCGCTTAGGCTGATTGTTACGCTCTGGGAGCCGACCCGCAACTACGGGTTGCGCTCCCAGAGGCACGCTCTATAGTTATGACCAGCGGGACAGGATAGACCCATGCGGGTCAACCGCTACAGGAGGTCACATGAGTGACAAGAACACGAATCCGGAAATGCGCGCCGCAGCGCCGATCACAATGATCAAGGTTGGGCGGGGCTATCGCTGCATCGCTCGCGTTGATGGCGAGATCGTATCAATGCTCTACAAGAAGAGCACGCGCAGCGCAGCATTCACCGCATTCCACGCGCTGATTTCAAAGGCGGTGCGCTAATGAAGCGCGAACTGAAGTTCAACCCTGCACATCTAACTGGTCGAACTCAGGGGCAGCAGGAAATCCTTGCAGGGGTTGCCCTCTGCGGCGCGAAGTGGGGGACGCGAGCCGTCCCCCGCACTGACTGCCGCGCGCCGATCTCAATGCTTCAGCAGGATGGTCGCCGCCGATGGATCATCATCGGGTTCTGTGAGACCCACGGAACCCTGACCCGCGACCTGCAGCAACGAGAGGGCTATTCCTTCTCGTGGGCGCGACTGGCTGACGTGCTGCCATTGATCGCAATCCCAGAGGAGGTGCGCTAATGCTGCCCTATCACAGCGATGGGTTCTACGCGGTGCGCTGCAGGCGCTGCCGCAAGGTAATGGCGAGCGATGAGGCGATCCGCATGGACAAGCGGTGGTATTGCCAGAGCCACGCGCCAGAGGTTGATAGCCGAATCCGGAATCTACGCCGCGAGTTCGACAAGCGGTTCAACAAGAAGGAGGGGATCTAATGACCGACACGAACTTCAGCGCGATGGTCACAAGCCGCCGCGCCAAAGCTCTTGAGCAACTGGACGGCTGGCGGGATTTCGCCGTCTATATGACCGATGAGGAGGTGCAGCACTGGCGAGATGTTGCCACGCTATGCAACCGCATCCTGATCGCGGTGCGAGCCGATGCCGATCAGGTCGAACTATCTGGGCTAACTGACCAGATGTATAAGGCGACAGATGCTGCAATCGCAGCGGGAGGGAACTAATGAACAAGCACTTCAGCAAGGGCATTGAGGCGATCACAGTCCGGAATGCCGTGAACGGCAACACGGTGCGAACGTACTTCATGTTTGACTGCACCTGCGGCTATCACGTCTCAAGTGACGACCGCACAGAGGTCGTTCGGGCGATCAACAAGCATTGCGCCGAGCCATCGGCGCGAGAGGTAGCAGCCCACGCAGGGCGGGAGGTGAGCAAGTGAGCGCAGCAACAGAGATCAAGGCTCCAGAGCGCGATACCTCCTACAACGGGTGGTCGAACTACGAAACGTGGGTTGTCAAGCTCTGGATTGACAACGACGGATACGCGGGAGGTGCTGAATCGGTCAGCGATCAGGCGAAATATTTCCGCGCTGAGAATCCGGACGACGCGGATACCGCAACTCACGAACTTGCCAAATGGATTGAGGATGCGATTGATCAGGACATTGATAACAGCGACGAGAAGGCGCTGACGGAGGGGCTATTCGCCGACCTGCTCGGTCGCTCGCTGAAACAGGTGAACTGGGGTGAAATCGCCGCAGCATACATTGAGGAGGTCGAATGACGATCAAGGCAGCGATTCGGCGGGGACTTGGGATCGGAATCATCCTTGGTACTTACGCGGTGCTGGGCTATGTGATTGCGTGGGTGATCGTATGCGGCTGAACCGTAAGAACCAGCCGCGCACCTATCGCAACTTCTATACTACAGCGCAGCGCACTCAAGCTAAGTCGCGATCAGTCCGGAACGCGACGGCAGCCGTGCTCGTGATCCTAGCGGTGCTGATCCTGCGCGGGGTAAACTGATGCCGATTCAAGAGTTCACCTGCTTGATTTGTGGCGCTCGGAAGTATCGAGACTTGTCGGTCGTGCGACCGCGCAACGTGGTCTGCGTACCTTGCCATGCGTTCATGGACAGGACGGCGGTGCTTCCCGATGATGCACCAATCCCCGACGCGCAAGCGGACAGGGTTCGACCTCAATGAAACACGCTTCGTTTTTCAGCGGGGTCGGCGGTCTGGATCTCGGATTCCATCGTGCGGGAATCACGACCGTAAGCGTCTCCGAGATTGATCCATACGCAAGCTCTGTACTAGCCGAGCGATTCCCAGACGCTCTGAATCTGGGCAATATCTTGGAGGTCAAACCTAATGACATTCCGGACGCAGACATCTGGAGCGGGGGATTCCCCTGCCAAGACCTCAGCGCAGCAGGACTCAGGAAGGGATTCGCTGCAGGAACACGATCTAGCCTTGCATTCAGGTTCCTTGACCTTGTGGAGCAGCGACGACCAAACTGGCTCGTGCTTGAGAACGTGCCAGGGCTCCTCACATCCAATCGCGGCGCTGACTTCGCCCGACTTCTCAGCGAGATGGTCGAACTCGGGTACAGCGTCTCGTGGCGGGTTCTCGATGCTCAACACTTCGGAGTCCCCCAGCGAAGGCGACGCGTGTTCATTGTCGGAAATCTTGGAGCCGACCGTGCCGCTGAGGTTCTACTTGAGTGCAAGGGCTGCGAGCGGCATCCTGCGCCGAGCCGAACGCAGAGGGAAGGTGCTGCCAGCGGAGCTACATCAGGCGCTGGAATCTCTGGCGAGCCAATCAGCCAAGAGCGCGAATGGAATGCGACGGCTCACTCCGACAGAAACGGAACGACTGATGGGATATCCGGACGGCTGGACGATCAGCCACTCGTGGCAACGGCGACAGCGTTCGGGCAATATGAAATGACTTCTATTGCTGGAACACTCCGAGCGAAGGGAGGGGATGCTGGTGGTGGCTCCGAGACGATCCTCTCGTTCCCATCTCGCTTCGGAAGCAACGCGAGCGTGTCAATCGACCAAGCGCAATCAATGGCGCACAGCGCGGGGGCGCCAGCCATTCTACGCATACCAGAACAGCAACAGTCAGCATTCAGCGACGGCGCATTGTTGCCACAGGGGATTGATTCGCACCGCTACCGCTGCTGCGGGAACGGGGTGGTCGCTCCTGTAGCGGAATGGATCGGACGGAGAATCCGTTTGGTCGAGCAGCAGTATCAAGAAGGAGGGAAGTAATGGCGAAACAGTACGAGTTTGTCAAGGCGCCGCAGCGATCCGACGAGTGGCTCAAGCTCAGGAAGCGCGGAATCGGTGCATCGGATATGGCTGCGGTGATGGGGGTCAGCCCCTACAAGACCGCCTATCAACTGTGGGGCGAGAAAACAGGGACGCTTCCGGAACAGAAGGTTGGCGCTGCAGCCAACCGTGGCGTGCTGCTAGAGGATGCGGTCGCCAAGTATTACGAACAGGAGACTGGACTCAAGCTCCGCAAGAGCAACGGGGTCGTGCGACTCAAGAGCATCCCGCGATTCATGGCGAGCCTTGATCGAACCATCGCAGGATCAAGCGGGATCGTTGAGATCAAAACGAGCGCATCCCCACGCTGGTCAATGTACCCAGTACCGCCTGAGGTGATCATCCAGACAACTTGGCAAATGGGAATCGTCGGCGCACCTTGGTGCGATGTCGCCGTCCTGCTGGGTGGTCTGGTATTCCGGATTCAGCGAGTGCAGTTTGATCCTGAACTGTATGCAGGGATGCAAGAGGTAGCCATTCAGTTCTTGAAGGCGGTTGATACGAATACGGCTCCGGACTTGACTGGTCTGGACGCTGCAGCATTCGCGCTCGCCACACCACAGACTGCAGAGGAATATGTTCCTGCAGCCAGCGAGCACGAGACCCTGTTCGGGGAGTATCGATCAACAAAGGCGCAGGTCATCACGCTTGAAACGAAGCTCGCCGACATCGAGATCAAACTCAAACAGGCGATCGGCGAGAAGGCTGGTCTGGTCGGCAACGGCTGGACGATCAACTGGCGACAAGCCAAGCCGTCTGAGGTGACCGACTGGAAGTTGGTTGCACAGGCTGCTGGCGCGCTGCCACAGGTGATCGCGACCTACACCGACATCAAGCAGGGCAGCCGCCGATTCGTGGTCAAGGACGGGGGTCTGAATGATTGAACAGACGGTCGTTCTGAACGCCGACCAATGGGGTCGAGCGGGATACATCGGCGCACTGCGCGACGCTCGCAGCAAGGCGCGGGGACAGCAAGGGCGCAATGGACAGAGTCCGGACCGCTCCCTGCAAAACCACATTGATGGCGCCGCAGCCGAACTAGCAGTCTGCACCGCACTTGGGTTACCTTGGGCGGCTCATGTCGACACCTATTTGTCCGAGCCAGACGTGGAGGTACCTTGGCTCGGCGGTATAGAGGTGAAATGGACGGCGAGCACTGGGCTCATCGTTCGCGAGAACGACCAGCACGAGCAAGCGCACGTGTTGGTCACAGGATTCGGTCCGATCAAACGGATCGTGGGCTGGCTGGACGTAGAGCGACTACGATCCTTGAAGGCGCAGCCAAAGCATCAGTTCGGGAATGGTCGCGCCGACGCGTGGCTGGTTCCGTTTGATGAGCTAAACGACTGGGGACTATTCCCCAAGGAGGTAGTTCGATGAACAAGCACTCGGAGATTCTCGCCGCGCTTGCGGCTCCATTCCCGCCTGAGGTCATCAGGCATCGACCAGGTGTCGGCGGTAAGGACTTGACGTGGGTTGATGCCCGAACCGTTGCAGCCCGACTGGATGAGGTGCTGGGAATCAGCGCATGGGACTTCGCGGTCGAGCCAGTCGGCGAGACGAGCACCGTGGTCGGCATCCTGACCCTGCGATTTCCGGACGGGTCAGTAGCTCGGCGGCAGGACTTTGGGTACGAAACAGGCGGCTCTGGCGAATCCCTCAAGGAAGCGTCCTCAGACGCTCTCAGGCGCTGCGCTTCCCTGTTTGGGGTCGCGAGATACCTGTACGCGGGTGCAAACGCCTCTACGGGGCGCATTCCCGCCCCTACGGGGATTCCTGCAGCCCCTGCTCGACCAGCCCAGCCAGCACGGGCTATTCCGGAACCGCAGGACACGGTCGTCCTGAAGGCAGCGGTCGCCCTATTCCAAGAGGATCAGTGCCCTGAGCACGGGCTACCGTGGAGCCAGAAACCAGCAGGGATCTCAAAGGCGGGGAAGGCGTATGCAGCCTTCTGGACCTGCAGCGGTAAAACGGACGGACAGTGGTGCAGGAACAAGCCCTCAATCGCGTGGGTGAATCGACAGAGCGAACCAATCGGCGCACCAGCCGAAGGCACGGATCGCCTAGAGGATCTACCTTTCTGACCCGCCAGCAGCGATAGCACACGGGGGAGCGGCGGCGGGTTACGCCGCTCCCCCACCAGAACGGAGGACAACCGATGAGCTTATGGATCAAATGGGACGTGAATGCCCACAAGGATGCGGCTATCTCGACGATCAGCGACACAGCATTCCGCGCCTTCATTGTCGCGATTGCAGAATCCAAGCAACTGCGAAGTGCAGGGCGGTTCAAGAGCCGCGAACATCTCCGGACCTGCATCGGCGCACGGCTGGGACGAGCGATTCCGCAACTGCTTGAGGCTGGTCTACTGATGCAGACTGGGGACGGCGACATCCTGATCTCGAACTATGCTCGGTATCAAGTGGATCCCACGTCGAGCAAGCGTCAACGAGATTTCATCGCGAGATCAAGCACGAAATCCAGAACGGATAACGCACTAGAGCAGAGCAGAACTAGAACAGAGAAGAATCCCCCTACCCCCTTAGGGCTAGGCGAGATTCTCAAGAGGGCGACACGATGAGAAACGTAGCACTGAGCGGACGCGCAGGGACGGGGAAATCAACGCTGGCTGGTCTACTGGCGCAGCATTACGAGTACCACACGACGAGCATCGCAACGCCGATCCGGACGATCGCGACGATGTCGTATGGACCGTTTGACAAGACGAAGAGCTATCCGATGGAACAACTTGGGCTATCGACCTTTGTTTCTGGACGAGAACTGTTGCAGAACATTGGGGCATCGCTGCGGGAGATGGATTCGTACTTCTGGATGCGAGCGTGGGAGCGCAGCCTCTGGACCAAGGGTGCTGAGCCGTGGGTGGTCGACGATCTCAGACTTGATGCCGAGCACGAGTACATCAGACGGCTATTTCCGGACACGCTCTTCGTCAGGCTGGTTCGACCAGACCAGCGCACCGATCAGGCGTGGCAGCAGGACATCACCGAGCGCGGGGCAGGAGATCTCCCTGCTGCGCTGGTACTAGACACCGTCGCGCTGACGGAGGTAGAGTGCCTACAGGCAATCGTCGAGATGGCGAGAAGGGAGAACGCATGAGCACCTTTGAGGAGCTTGAGACGAGCGCGTCTATGCTCGGATTCCGGAACGTGACGATCTCGGTTGATGTAGAGACACGAGTTGTGATCCTGCAATGTGAGGATGCCGATGGGAACAAGATGACCGTTGAGGTTGACGGTGTGCAGGTGGCAATCGACCGAATGCACGCCAGACTCGCTGCGCTGCTGAGTGCAGAATCCCCAGCCGCAGAGGAGGTACACTGATGATCGTCAAGCGGGTCACTTTCAAAGGCGAGCCATATTTCGTTTCGCAATCACTCGCAACCGCTGAAATGTTCTCCGTTGACGGACAACTTTGGGCGAAGCTCAGTACCTACGTGGAAGGGGAGACCCCTCCTGCTGGGTACTTCTTCTGCAAGGCATACAGCGAGAACGAAGAGTTGGTCGATGAGTTGATTCGGCAGGGCGCGCTGGTCGTTCGACCTGAACCAATCCTGCTGCCACCGTATGGCGCTCGCGTCTACATCGCGCGTGTCAACGCCGATCCGGAACCAGAACAATGATCAACACACTGGTTGTCGCGCTCGTGCTGATCCACACAGGGATCGCTATGTGTATGGCGTGGATCGCCCTCACGGTTCCGCGCGCGAATCTCGTGATCGTATCTGTCTGGTTCGTGATCAGCGTGCTGACAGCGATTCTACTTGGGAGGGCTATTCGATGAAGTTTGCATACGCCGACCCGCCGTATCACAAACAGGGCAAGAAACTGTACGGCGAGCACCACAAGGATGCTGCTGTTTGGGATTCAAAGGACGAGCACCTCAAACTTATTGCACGACTGATTACTGAATATCCGGACGGCTGGGCGCTCTCGTGCAATCCTGCAGACTTGCGCTGGCTGCTACCAGCAACGCCCGAAGGGACTCGCGTGTGCGCGTGGGTGAAAACATTTCACCAGATTCGACCGACGACTGTGCAGTTTGCATGGGAGCCAGTGATCTTGTACGGAGGGCGCAAGGACAACAAGCGCAGCCCAATGGTGCGAGATTGGTACATCGGAGTTCCAACGCGGATGAAGGGACTTCCGGGGGCGAAATCCGACGAGTTCAACGACTGGATTCTGGACTTGCTGAACTATGAGGACGGCGATCAGGTAGACGATCTGTTCCCCGGAACGGCTGGAATGGCTCGTGCGATAGACCGCCTAAACCTCTGGCGGCTACGATGAGCCACATGAGTGATCTGGACATCGACCTCAAGAACGCACGCAGCCGCCGTGGGCGAACTGCTCGACAACGCGGAAACGCGTTTGAGCGAGAGGTTGCCAAGCGGTTGAACGGTCAGCGCGTCGGTCAGTTCGGCGGGAAAACTGACGTGGCTGCAGACTGGATCGCGATCCAATGCAAGGTTGGCGGTGCCTATTCCGAGCGATACGATGGCTGGCTCCGCAGCATCCAGACCAAGGGCGACCAGATTGCGGCGCTCGTGGTCGGCGACGCTCCGGGGGCTGGAACGAAGCGCCGCACGATGATCGTGCTTGACCTTGAGGATTTCATCGGTTGGTTCGGCAAGCAGTCGCAGGAGACGAATGAGGAATAGACTGCGAATCGCAGTCGTCTCGATGATCGTTCTCGTCGCGTGGTCTCAACCAGTAGCTCTTGGGGCACCAGCCACGCCGTATATCCCTCAGGCTGCTACGGAGCCACACACCCCACTGCTGCACGAGATGCAGTTCCACGGCACAGCGACGTGGTTCGATGCCGAGCGTGGCAATCAATCAACGTGGTACACCCGTTCCGGAATCAAATACTACGGCGCTATCGGTGCGCTGATTCGCAGCCTGAAACAGCACTACTGGCGCACCTCTTGGGACGTGAGGATCACAAGCAGGATAACGGGCAAGAGCGTCATCGTGCACGTGGTCGATGAGTGCACCTGCTGGGGCGTTCGATCAGACCCCGCGGACGATCGGCTGATTGACTTATCCCCAGCCGTCTGGGATGCTCTCGGCGTTCCACTATCTCGTGGAGTAATGCCGATTACGTTGGAGGTGATGCCGTGAGGGTGCTGCGAGCTACTGCGATCCACAAGAGGATGCTGGAAGCGTTTCCGGACAGCACGGTGGTAATCGCCAGCGAGAAGGTCGCACAGCGGTTGATCGCTGAGGGGATCACCGTCACGGGCAGGACAATCAGAAGTTATACCCAGCAGGAGCGTCGACCAACCGAAGCGTTCTGTTTGGCATTCGCTGCAGCATTCGGTCCATTTGAGAACGACGAATGGATTGACCGCAGGGATCTCCCGCGAGCTCGCCAGCCAGAGCGAACATTGACCATCTCGCCGACCGAGATGGAATCAAGAAGGCTCCAGTTGCTGATAAACCGATTCTGTGGGTGGTGCGCTGGCGGTGATGATGCGGATGGGAAACAAGGGCGCTGTCGAGACGCGACCTGTGTGCTGCGACCAGCGTCACCACTCGCGCTGGCAACGAATGCCTTTGAGAATCCTGTGGCAGCGGGTGAACAATGGGACTAATGCGCTATCCTGCGGCGATGCTGTGCCTTCGGGTGCAGCACCTCCCCGCTGGTGCATCCTCCCGCCAGCGGGGAGATTAGCCATGCGGCGAGATGTTGAGAAGTATTGCAACGCTGCGCTCCCGATCCTTCGGCTACCGCAATGGAGCGTCCGGATTTCAGCCGACATCCCTGCGGATGATTCGTGGGCGGACATTGAGGTCAGCACAAACCTATGGCAAGCAACCATTAGGATCTCGGATGACTTCTTCAGCCAAGAGCCTGAGCTACAGCGCAGGATCATCGCGCACGAGTTGCTGCACATCCACAACGCCCCGCTGGAACGGATGATCGAATCGCTGGAAGGGGTACTTGGGAGCCAAGCGTACGAGATGCTCGATCACCTCTGGGATGCTGAGGGTGAGCGAATCGCTGAGGCACTTTCGTTCTTGATCGCTGATCGGCTACCGCTTCCGAGCTTTAGGCGCCGTGCCAAGTAGGTTCGCTCGCCCCTGTCTTGGCTGCAATCTCCTGCAGCGCAATGGCAACTATTGCCTTGACTGCGCGCGTAAGGCAGCGGTGGTGAGGCAGCGCAGCCGTGGGGAATCGCCCTATGTAAGTCCGGAATGGCGACGCTTGAGCCGTGAGGTACGAGCCGAGCGACCGTGGTGCGAAGGCTGCGGTGGGACGACCGACCTGACGGTTGACCACATTACGCCGCTGGTGACGGGTCAGTCCCCAATAGTCCCGAAGGCGGGGCTGAGAGTGCTCTGTCGATCGTGCCACGGGCGTGTGACGCAACACAAGGGGAGGGTGGGTCAGAATCTGGGCTAGGATACCGCTAGGATATCCAGCGACAAGACCCACGCGTGAGCGGTGAGGTTTCTGGATTTCTGGCGGTAACAAAACTTGGCAGCAGGAGGGATTATGGACGTTCGATCTCGAATCGTTGGGCACGGTGAGGAATCTCCGGACCAGTTACTTGCGAACCCGCTGAACTGGCGCATCCATCCAAAGCACCAGCAGGATGCGATGCAGGGCGTGCTGGAAGAAGTCGGCTGGGTGCAATCTGTGATCGTCAATCGAACGACTGGCAATCTGGTCGATGGTCACATGAGGGTGGCGCTCGCGCTGCGTCAGGAGCTCGCGTCAATCCCAGTCGTGTACGTGGATCTCAGTCCTGAGGAGGAGGAGATCGTGCTGGCTACGCTTGATCCTCTCGGAGCGGCTGCAGCGACCGACAAGGTCAAGCTCGCGGAACTTCTCGCCGACGTTTCGGTGACCTCTCAGCACCTTGAGCGTTTCCTCTCCGGACTCGGGGACGATGGCTCAGGAATGACCCACGCAGAGCGGCTAGCTGAATGGACTGGGATGCCTGAATACGAACAGCAGAATCTCACGCCGCACAAGACCATTTTCGTTCACTTCAAGAACGATGAGGACGTGGCTGCGTTTGCCAAGTTGATCGGTCAGGTATTCACGCCGCGCACGAAATCAATCTGGTTCCCTGTTGCAGACGAGCCAGCCGATTTGTCCACAATGCGGTACACCGCTGATGAATCCTAGGCATCCGATCTACATCGTCAGCAAAGGGCGCTGGGATTCACGGCTGACATCAAAGGCGCTACATCGACTAGGTGTTCCGCATTTCGTGGTGGTTGAGGAACAGGAAGCGGATGCGTATCGAGCGGCGCTCGACAGCAGCGCCACCGTTCTGATTCTCGACAAGCAGTATCAGCGCGACTACGAAACCTGCGACGATCTCGGAGATACCAAGAGCAAGGGTCCGGGGGCGGCGCGCAACTTCGCGTGGGAACATTCAATCAAGCAGGGAGCTTCGTGGCATTGGGTGATGGACGACAACATCAAAACGTTCTACCGACTCAACAAGAACCTCAAAACGCACGTGACGGATGGGGCAATATTCCGAGCGATGGAGGACTTCGTTGAGCGGTACGAGAATGTCGGGATGGCTGGTCCGGACTACTCAATGTTCGTCTACCGCAAGAAGAAGGAACCGCCATTCATTATGAACACGCGAATCTATTCCTGCAATCTCATCAGGAATGATTTGTCCTACCGCTGGCGTGGTCGATACAATGAGGACACCGATCTATCGCTGCGGATGCTGAAGGACGGCTGGTGCACAATGCAGTTCGTTGCGTTCTTGCAGGAGAAAGTTGCCACGCAGTCAATGGGTGGTGGCAACACCGCTGAGTTCTACGCCGCTGAGGGAACACTTCCGAAGTCCAAGATGCAGGTCGCGCTGCATCCGGACGTGTCTAAACTTGTGTGGAAGTTTGGGCGATGGCATCATCAGGTGGACTACGGCGTATTCAAACGAAACAAACTGATCCGCAAGGCTGGTGTTGAGGCAAGCGGCGTAAACAACTATGGAATGCGATTCCAGAAACGGGAGGGCGACAAATGGGTGGACAAATAAAGCGCGTGCCGCTGCTGCGTCAGAATCGCGAACTGCGGGAAATCGGTGTCTGGAACTGGACGATTCCTGCGCTCGGCGCTCGGCTCGATGACGGGCGAACAATCCTGACCTGCCCACAGGCAGGAGCTTGCGCGTCGCTGTGCTATGCACGCAACGGAACATTCCTGTTCCGGAATGTCAAGGCTGCACACGCTCGCAATCTCAAGCGCGTGCTGGATGATCTCAACAACTGGAAGGACGAGATGATCGCTGAGGCAACCAAGCGTGCTCGCGGTGGCTATGTCCGCATCCACGATTCAGGCGACTTCTTCTCGGATGAATACCTACAGACGTGGCTGCACATTGCAGCGGCAGTACCAACCACAACCTTCTACGCCTACACGAAGGAAGTCAGCCGATTCAAGAGGATGGTGGAGGGCAAGGCTCCAAGCAACTTCAAATGGCTGTACTCAATGGGCGGCAAGGAGGACCATCTCATTGATGTTGAGAACGATCGACACGCTGAGGTGTTTCCGTCTGCGGAATCATTAGCAGCAGCGGGATACTTCAATCAAGAGGAGTCCGATGTCTTGGCAATCGAAGCGCCAACGAATAGAATCGGGATCGTAGCCAATAACATTTCCCATTTCCGGAAACGTCAGGGGGCAGCAACATTTGGAGGGCTGCAGAAAGGTAGAGGCTGATGGGCGTTCGTGGACCAGCGCCGAAACCAACACGCCTGAAGGTGCTGTCAGGGGAAACGCGCCCGAGCGTGATCAACTACGCCGAGCCGATTCCTGCTGCTGGCAATCTCACCGCCCCTGCGGATATGCGTGACGATGCGCGCGCAGTCTGGAATCGGGTACTAGATGCGCTCGGAGCTACTGGCGTGCTCACGTCAGCCGACAAGGATTTACTGCGATTGTATGCAGAGGCGATGGCGCGCTACCTTGAGGCTGAGGCGATGCTCGCCAAGACTGGTCCACTGCTCAAGGGTCGAGATGGTACCTTCGTCAAGAATCCGCTACACCAAATCGTTCGCGACAATGCGGAGTCGGTCAAGAAGTACGCACGAGAGTTAGGACTCACACCCGCAGCGCGGGTCGGACTGAGGGGGGATATTGATGGACAAGCAAACTCGGCGACGGCGAAGCTCGACGCAATCATCCGAGCAGCGCGACGCGCCTGAGGGCGAACTAGTCGCGACGTTCATAGAGTCGTTCTGTCGACTCTCAAAGGGCGATCAGGCTGGGCAGTTGATCAAACTGCGACCGTGGCAGCGCGAGATCCTCAACGAGTTGTTTCGTCATCGTCCGGACGGCAAGCGCAAGTACCGCCGTGGGCTGCTACTGATGCCACGCAAGAATGGCAAGTCGCTGCTGGCTGCAGGGATCGCGCTGTATTCGTTGTTTCAGGAGATCGGCGCTGAGGTCGCAATCGTCGCAGGCGACCGCGCTCAGGCACGGATTATATTCCGCGAGTGCTCGCGAATGGTTGAGCTTGACCCGATCCTGAGCCGCAAGTTGCACGTCCTGCGCGACGTGATCGAATACCCAGAAACAGGCTCCGTGCTGCGTGTGCTGTCGTCGGATGCGTCGAGAGCTGAAGGGTTCAACTTCTCAACCGTGTTGTTTGACGAGATTCACGTACAGCCGAATGATCGCCTTTGGTCGACCGTGAACTTGGGTAGCGGTGCTCGCAGGAATCCTCTCGTGCTGGGAATCAGCACGGCTGGAACGAAAACAGATAGCAGCGGTCAGGATTCGCTGTGCTACAAGTTGTGGCAATACGGACAGCGACTTGAGAGCGGCGAACAGAAGGACGATGCCTTCTATTTCCGATGTTTCAGCGCGCCAGACAATCTCGCGTGGGATTCTCCGGAAGCAGCACAGGCAGCGAACCCAGCCTATGGGGATTTCCTAGACCCTGAGGATTTCGCCGCCGCAGCGCGTTCGATTCCCCGTCATGAGTACGAAACGAAGCGGCTCTGTCGCTGGGTCTATAGCGCCGACCCATTCGTGCCAGCAGGGACGTGGGACGCGTGCGCGAATCCTGAGCTCACGCTGTCGCCCGACGACGAGATCGTGCTCGGATTCGACGGCTCGTTCTCATCCGACTCCACAGCCATCGTGGGTGTCCGGATCAGCGACAAGGCGGTGTTCGTGCTAGGGCACTGGGAGCGCGCGCTGGATGGGGATCTGTCGTGGCGTGTTCCGATTGAGGAAGTCGAAGCGCGGATGGTCGAACTCTGCAGCACCTACAACGTGCGCGAACTAGTCTGTGACCCGTTCCGTTGGCAGCGATCAATGGAAGTGTGGGTACAGCAAGGGCTGCCAGTCGTTGAGTTCCCTCAAACACCGTCGCGAATGGTGCCAGCGACCGCAGGGGTGTACGATGCGGTCGTCAATGGGAATCTCAGCCATACTGGTGATCCACGGCTGGCGCGACACGTCGCGAACGCTGCGCCATACTATTCGCGAGCGGGTCTAATGGTTCGCAAGGAAACGAAGAACAGCCTCAAGAGGATTGACTTGCTGGCTGCAACCATTATGGCGCACAGCCGTGCGTGTACACTTGCAACTGCTCCAGCACCAAAGGCTGCAGCCAAGGTCGAATACATTGAACTATAGGAGATCGAATGGGACTCATTGATCGGATTCTTGGGCGCGAAACCGAACAGCGTGCCATCGGCGGTGGCTGGGCGAATGACTGGTTCAAGGACGGCGGCAATCGCGTGGCTGGCGTTGCAATCAATCAGGACAATGCAACAGCAATCGGCTCTGTATATGCAGCCATCAAGCTCTACGCAGACACCGTAGCGTCGCTCCCGTGGGGAGCCTACATTCGCGATTCCGGAACGCGCCGACCAGTGCAGCGACCGCGCTGGATGGATCAGCCGATGCCGAACAATCCAAACTTCACTGGATTCGACTTGCGACATCGAATCGTCACAAGTCTGTTGCTGGACGGAAATGCGTTCCTTCTCACGATCCGCGATAACATCGGGAATGTTCTTGAGATCCGCGTCCTTGATCCACGCAAGGTAGAGGTTACGCAACTGCCAGACGGCTCGCCAATCTACAAGATCACAACGCGAGAGGGAACCAGCACACACGGAGCCGACGACATCGTTCACATCACGCTGTTCGCCTATGGCGAATCGCTGCGCGGCTTGTCGCCAGTTGAGCATCACCGCGTGACGCTCGGTCTAGCATCAGCCACGCAACTCTACGCAGCAAAGTTCTACGAGCAGGGTGCGGCTCCGTCCGGAATCATTCGTGTACCTGGTGAACTGACGCAGGATCAAGCTCAGTCGCTGCGCGCTTCGTTCGGTCGCAGTCACGAAGGGATTGATCGAATGCACCGCGTTGCGGTTCTCAGTGGTGGCGCTGATTTTAGTTCGATGAGTGCCAAGATCTCCGACCTCCAGATGATCGAAACAATGGCGTGGGGGACTGAAGCGGTGGCGCGGATCTATGGAGTGCCGCTGCACCTGTTGCAGTACCCCGGAGGAAACTCGTCGTATGCGTCGCTGGAAGTTGTGTCGGCTGAATGGCTGCGGCTCGGTCTAGGGCCGATGATCTCACGCATTGAGGCTGGGCTACAGAGGCTGATCGTAGGCAATACCACGTTCGTGAAGTTCAACGCCGATGCGCTGCTACGCCCAATGACGAAGGAGCGGTACGACGCGTATGCTGTCGCCGTAAACAATGGCTGGCTGTCGATCAACGAGATTCGGCAACTAGAGGATCGTGCGCCAATCGGTGATGTTGGCGACATTTACCGCCAGCCAATGAATATTGGTACAGCGGGAGAGGAGCCTCAGCCTTGAGCTACTACATCGTTGATATGGACGGCACCCTGACGACGAGCGGGGATACACCGAACCAGCCCTTGATTGATTATCTCAACGCAGAAGTAATGGATGGCAGCGCACAGATCATTGTTGTTTCGGCGCGCCTAGAGGATCGCCTTGAGGAAACGCGAGCGTGGCTGCAAGAGCACGGCGTGGCTGGTGTTGATGCGGTGCACCTCAACGACTTCACAGAGAAGTCCGGACCGAATGTCGGACTTGAGTTCAAGCGTTACAAGTATGGTCTCCTGATCGAGCAGTACGGCTTGGATGAGATTGAGGAGGTTATTGACAACGATCCAGAGGTTCGCGAAATGGCGCGCAGCCTTGGTCTAAAGGCTGAATCCCCAGAGGAAGCGGTCGCAAATGACGCAGAGGATCGCGCCGTGTATTCCGTTCCGGATTACGTTCAGGCTGCAGCGCGCAAGGGTCTGGAATGGCACGAGCAGGGATTGTCTGGCGATGGGCTACAGCCGCGCACGGTACGAGAGGCTCGCGAGCTCACTGAGAATCGAATCACGTCCGACAAACTCGTGCGAATGGCTGCGTGGATTCGTCGCCATCGACAAGATTGGGAAGGCGTACCACAGAACAGCAATCCGGACGATGAGAACTTCCCATCGGCGGGAGCCGTTGCTGGATTCCTTTGGGGTGTGGACACGACGAAGCAGGGCGCAGCCGATCGCGTACTATCGTGGACTGACAGGCTCATTGCAGCCGAGCAGCCAGAGAGGTTTGATGTGAAGGAAACCGAAATGCGTTCCGTGCCGATGGGCGAGTTCCGACTCGCTGATGAGGACGGACAAAAGGTATTCAGCGGGTATGCAGCACTCTATGGTGCGCCATCGGCTGGTCTACCGTTCACCGAAGTGATCAACAAGGGCGCGTTCAAGAGGACGCTGGCTCGCGTTGCCAAGTCCGAGCGAGTCGTCAAGTTCCTCCACGGACACGACGAGAGTCGAATGCTGGCATCAACCGCGAGCGGTCGGCTCACGCTGACTGAGGACGAAGTCGGTCTACGCGTTGAGGCGAAGCTTGACCCAGCCGATCCAGATGCGGCTGCTGTGATCAGCAAACTTACGCATGAGGCTGCAGCGATGGGAATGTCGTTCGGATTCACCGTGCCGAAGGGCGGGGATTCGTGGGATAACGAACAGCGCACCCTCAACGAAGTCAATCTGTTTGAGGTATCAATCCTGTCCGGACATCAGCCAGCATACCCAGCCACGCTGGGATTGTCGGCAGTCCGCAAAGTTGCAGAGTCGCGCATCGGTGTTGATGCCGAGCGACTCTTGAATACGCTCGAAACCGTCAAGGCTGGCAAGAGCCTCAATGACGATGAGGTCGAAGTGATTGATGCTGTGCGGTCGGCGCTTGCGCCGAAGCCAGCAGCGATTGACCAGACCATCGCGTCGGCGCGGCTCCTGCTCGCGGAGATGGAAGGCGAGAACCTCTAGGGCACGAAGCGCCGCCCCGCCGTCCTGTGTAGACGCGCCCGCGGAATGCACTCCCCCCGAAGGGTTGGGAAATCAATAACCAAACCAAACAAAGAAAGTAGGTAGTACAAATGGCAGACATCAAGAAGTTGGCTGAGAAGCGTGCTGCGCTCCTCACCGAAGCGTCGGCACTCGTAGCCGACACCGCTGAGAAGGGCGAGTCCCTTGTCGGCGAAGCTCAGGCGCGATTCGATGCGCTCACCAATGAGGCGAAGGCGATCACGTCGGCGATCACGTCCGAGCGCGAAGCGTCTGAGGCTCGCGCTGCTGCGGATGCTGCTCGTGCAGAGTTCGCAACCGCTACGGCTCCGAAGGTCGAGACGACTGACGACGCCGCTGAACTGCGCCGACTTGCCCGTGAGGGTGGCGAGCGCAACTTCGAGTACCGCGATGTGACCAAGAGCACGGGTCTGGGCAATCCAGTTTCCGTTGCTGCACAGGTCAATGTTGTCGCTGGTCAGGTGAACCCATTCCTCAATCCGGATGTCGTGGACATCATCCGCGCCAGCACGGGTAACAACATCCTCCTCCCACGCGTCACGGCGCTTGGTTCGGCGGCTGCTGTATCAGAGGCTGGACAGATCAACGAGAGCGACGGAACGCTGTCCAACCTCTCGCTGACCCCTGCGAAGTACGCCACGCTGCTCCAGATCACTCAGGAGCTCGTGAACGACGCAGCGTTCGACATCACTCAGTTCGTTGCTGAGAAGGCTGGTCAGGAAGTCGCAATCGCGCACGGCGCTGTTGCTGGTCCTGCCGTCGCTGCAGCCGCAACCGTTGGCAAGCAGGGCGCAGCAGTTGCGCCTGTGTACGCCGACCTTGTGGACTTGATCTACTCGGTCAAGCAGCAGTACCGCCGAGCGCCAAAGCGCGGGTTCTTGATGAACGACGCGACGATGGGCGGCGTAATGAAGTTGCTCGACAGCCAGAACCGACCGATTTTCGTTCCGGGTGACCTTACTCGCCCAGACACGATCCTTGGTTTCCCTGTCTACAGTGCACCGCTTGCGGACACTGGCGATGAGGCTCTGTCGATTGTGTTCGGGGATCTCGGCGCAATCAAAACGGTTCTTGTCGGCGGCGTGGACATTGCGTCTAGCGCGGACTTCGCCTTCAACTATGGTCTGATCACCTACCGCATTCAGGTGCGTGGCGTGACGGGTCTCATTGAGGCAACGGCGGTCAAGTCCTTCAAGGGCGCGAACGTCTAAACTGAACTAGAAGTTCGGTAGGTTGTCGGGGGTGGGGCTACGGCTCCACCCCCGCAACTGCAAGGGGGACTGATGCTTGTCCGGATGCTGCAGCGGGTAGCGGGATCACGAGATGGCATTCCGTGGGCGCCACGCGGCGGCGTGATGGATCTCCCCAAGGATGAAGCTCTGGCGCTGGTTGCACACGGCTATGCTGTGCCGCTCGCGCCAGCAACAGATACAATGCGTGAGGAAACGTCGCTCGACCAGAAACTGGAACGAGCAGTTACAACAAAACGAAAGGCGGAACGCAATGGCTGATGTTGAGAGCGTACAGGTTACCTGCACGACCAGTCCTACGCTGCTCGTGACGGCTGACACAGACGGCTGCCGCGTATACATTCACCATGCAGGCGCAGGATCTATCTGGCTGGGCGGTGCGGATGTGAGCACCTCAAATGGATTCAATCTCGTAAACGCTGACGGATTCATCGACCTTGTACTTCCGCCAAATGCAAAACTGTATGCTCGCGCTAACTCCGGAACCGAATCGGTACAGATTCTGAAGGTAGGTAACTAGCGATGAGCTACGCAACACTCGCTGAGTTCAAGTCCAGCATCGGGATCACCGATTCCACGGACGATGGCGCGCTGCAGTCTGTGCTCGACGCGACCGATCAACTAATCAATAACTATTGCGATACCAAACTTGGATTCGGCACGACCAGCAGCCAGACGCGCTATTACACAACGAATAGCCTTGTGTATGTGCTGACAGATCCAATCGTCACGGTTACCTCACTGCAGACTGATGACGATGGGGATGGAACCTATGAAACAACGTGGTCATCAACCGACTACATTCTGGCTCCGCGCAACGCAGCAACCGATGGGCGACCGTATACCGAAATCGACACAAACATCTCGGAGACCAAGTTGTTCCCAACTGGGTACTTGGGCGTGAAGGTGATCGGCACGTTCGGTTGGGCTGCCGTTCCATCAGCAGTGAAACAGGCTGCGCTGATTCAGGCTGGCGCTGTGTGGAGTAGCCGCACCGCACCATTCGGGGTAATCGGCAGTCAGGATCTCGGAGGTGTCATGCGGATGAGTCGAGCACTCCATCCTGAAGCTCAAGTCCTGCTGGAGCCATATCGACTGCGTGGCGGTATCTCAGCCTAATGGACGATCTCACGATCCATCAGGCGGTAGCAGCGCGGCTCTTGGCTGCGACCCCGCCCACGGGCTACACGCTCCGAGCAGCACACGCCACCCCGCCCGACAATCTCGCCGTGGTTCCTGCAGCCGTCTGCATCCCGTCCGGAGATACGATCTCTTACGGCGCTGGCGGCGCTCGATCAACCGTGCTGTCGATCAGCGTCGTAATCTATCTCAACGAACAGGCTGACATGGGGCGCAAGTACGCCGATCTCCTCAAGTGGCGAGCGTGGCTGCGTGGGGTATTCGATGGGCAGGTGCAACTGAACACAGCGGGGGTAGCACAGGCGATCGTCGGGTCTACTACAATCGGGACTGATACTTGGGCAGACACGATGTATCTCACGATCACGGCTGACCTGCAAGTAAGTATTCTGGAAGGGGTGAATGTTAGTGCCTGATACGTTGCGAACTCTGAAGGTCAAGGTGGTGCAGCCACGTCCAGAGAACAATCCATACCTTCCAGCATCGGACGATGTAGTAGACTTGGACGCTGCAGTCGCGCTGTCGCTCGCTGCATCCGGACTAGTCGAAATCGTGCAGCCAAAGTCAAACAAGACTGATAAGGAGACCGAATAACAATGCCAACGCTAGGCGCCAAGTCATTCACGAAGGTTGTTGCCAAGGGCGATACATACGGAACGCCAGCAACATTCAATGATGCAAACGGCGAGCTCCTGCATACGGACATCGTCGGGATTGTTGATGCTGGCGTTGTAGTCGATCTCGCTGAGGACAAGAGCGTTGGCATTCGACCGCGCCGCGTCGCCGCATCGGCAACCGTTACGGCGAAGGCTCCAGTTGTCACCTTTGGTGAGGCTCCTGTATCGCTGCGAACACTTCCAATCCTGTTTGATTCGCTCGCGACCATTACACCAACGAACACCCCACCTTCTACCGTTTACCAGTGGGCATACGCTCCAAGCCAGACTGATGTGGACACACTCAAAACCTATTCGCTCTACCTCACGGATGGCGTTCAGAAGTTCATCGTGGATGGATGTGTGCCAACCGAAATCAGCCTGAGCGCGGATCAGTCCGGACTGCTTCAGATGGGCAGCACGTGGGCTGGTCGAGCACTGAGCACGACGAGCGATACCAGCACGGCAGCCTTCGCAACTCAGTACTTCATTCCTGGTCGTTTGTTCGGTCTAAAAACTCACTCGTCGATGATCACAGCCAAGACTGGAACTGGCACGTCGTACTCAAGCTTCATCACGAACTGGAACCTCACCCTCACTCCGGGGGCTGCGCCTCTGCAGGTGCTCAACGGTTCGACCACCAACGTGAATGCTGGCGGCGTTGCCTATACGGGCGCGCTTGATGGCACGCTGGAACTGACCATCGCATCGAACAGCAATGCCACCACGTCGTTCCCTGTGGGCGACATCGGCACGACCAAGTTTGTGCAGGTTCAGGGGCTAGATGCCAACGGCTACGGGTTCACCGCGAACATCTGCGGCGTGGTTGAGAATGTCACCGTGATCGGCAGCGAGTCCGACGGGCTGATCCTCAACACCGTGACCCTTCAGCTTGCCAGCAATGGCACGAACAGCATTCTGTGCTGGGTGGATTCGCCGCTGGCGGCTCGCCCATAAAGTAACCCGCGAGCAGCGGGGAGGAGGAGCGAATGGCAGACACGGCAACCGATCCTGTAATCGTGCACCTTGAGGGCGAGTTCTCCGGATGGCACGCGACATTCCGTCCATTGACGCGCATCTCGGCGCGGGTGCTGATTGACCTTGAGAGTGACTCAAATGCCAAGAGGCTACAGGCGTACACGCGAATGATCCTGAGCATTGAAGGCTGGAAGGATCTGGACGGCAACCCAACCAGCGACCCGCTTGAGGCTCCGATTCAGGCGCTCGATGCTGCGGCGACCGCATTCCTTGAGAGGGCTGCAACACTCCCAAAAGGCTGAGGCTGGCTGCTCGTCAAATAAGTTTGGGGCAGCCGATCTCCCCACCAGCCGAAATCGTGTTCCACGTTCTAGCTGAGAAGTTCGGCAAGTTTCCGTGGGAAGTAGAGGACGCGCCGCTACACTTGGTGCTCAAGGCGTGGGCATTGCACGCCGAAATGCAGCCAAAGGAAGTGAAGCGTGGTCGATCCTAAGCGTTCTGGATTGGTCTACTTGACTGAAGGTTCACTGCGCGACATTGACGAGTTCAGGCTCGGATTTATTGAGGCTAGTAATCCGCGCAAGTTCAGGGCAATGCTGCAAATGGCAACGCTCAATGCGGCGCGCACAATGGTGAAACCAGTCAAGGCTGAAGCTCCAGTCCGGACTGGAAGGCTACGCGGGGCTGTCGCTGCGCGCAAGGCGAAGTTCAACAATCCAGCAGCCGTGGTCGGTGTCAAGGCGGGAGCCTCACGCGGCGACAGCAAGGGCGCGTGGTACCGCTGGTTCATCGTCAGCGGTCACCGCACGCGGGGGACTGGTCGAGCGCCAGAGCGCATTACGTGGGAACAGGCTGCGGCTGGAGTCCCGCTTCCAGCGCGACGCAACCGTGGATTCGTTCCAGCGCGCAACTTCGTCTACGATGCGACAAGCAACTCGTCGGTGCGAGCACGGGCTGAGGAAGTGCTCGCCAAGACCGTGCGCGCTTGGCTCGATGGC